GAGGAATAATGCCATCATTATCATTTTACGAACGTCAGCATGTTCAGCGCTTATTGAAACAGCAGAACGATATAGCAAGGGTCTTTAACCAGTTTTGTGCATCTATATCTCCAGAGCTTAGAAAATGGACGGATACGGGCAAAAGCAGTGTCTGGGTTCGCAATTCTGCTGTTGAAAATGCAATTGAGCGCCAGCTTATTGCTTTACAATCTTCGTTGATGGCTAACATACATACTAATCAGGAAGAATCTTTCAGCGCCTCAAACCTGAAGAATGATGAGCTAATTAGTGCTTTTATTCAAGGGATGGCCGTTACCGAAACATTGCGTAAAGGAATGTTTGCCCGTAACGTTGAGGCTTTAGCTTCGCTTCAGCAGCGCACAACCAATGGGATGAATCTAAATGAGAGAATCTGGGGTATTGCCGATCAGACGAAGACACAACTTGAATTCTATCTTAAAAGTGGCTTGTCCGCCGGTAGGCCGGCTGCACTAATAAGTCAGGATGTCAGGCAATTACTTGAATATCCTAATAAGAGATTCCATCGAATTAGAAATGAAAAAGGAGAGTTGGTACCATCGCAGCCTATGAAAGACTATCATCCGGGACCAGGGCAGTATCGTTCATCTAAGATGAACGCATTGCGCTTGGCTGTAACGGAGACCAATATAGCCTATCGCAAATCTGATTCCGATAGATGGCAAGGACTTGATTTCATACTTGGAATAGATATAAGACGTTCTCCAAGCGCAAAGGAGCCGTGCAAGATATGTGATCCGTTGGAAGGCGAATATCCGAAAGGGTTTGTTTTTACCGGTTGGCACCCGTTCTGTATCTGTATTGCTACTCCAAAAATGATGTCTCCGGAGGAGTTTGCGAATTACTTACTTACGGGTAAATTGCCGAGAAGAAAGATTGTCAGTGATATACCGTCAAACGCAATTGAGTTCATGCGAGATAATGAATACATGCGTGATTCGTATGCGTATAAGGATAATAAAAAATGGTTTGAAGGAAACCTGAAATAAGGTCTAATGTTCTTGGATAACTAACCTTATCAACCCAATATTGCATAACCAAAACATTACGATTATGCAGTATGAAGAAGATATTTTGAACGCAGCTTTTGCGACAGGTTACGAACCTAGAGATGGAATTAGTCGAGAAGAATTATTGTATGAAGCGCGGGAATGGATAACCGACCTTACAAGGTAAATCAGAGCAGCTGTAACAGGCTGCTTTTTTTGTGCGTGAAAGTTTTACCTGTTTTATATTTTAAAGGAAAAAGTACTAACTAATTCACATCGTTATGACACTTATTGATGCAATTAAAAAAGGATTGAAGGCTGCCGGAGTAAACGAAAAGTATGCTCAGAAAGTGCAGAAACTTTTCAATATCGAAAAGGAGGATGGACTGGAAACATATATCCAACTTTTTAAGGATAACATTCTTCCTGATCTCGAAGATACGGCTGCAATAGAAAAGGCTAAAAAGGATGCGATCACAGAGTATGAGAAAGCGAACGGTCTTAAAGGTGGCAAGCCTATTGAGACGAAGCCAAAGGGTAAAAAAGGAAAGAAGAAAGAAGAGGAAGATGATGAAGATGATGATAACGATGATGATGATTTATCAGGCCTTCCTGCTTCTGTTATCAAGATGATGAAAGCACAGCAAAAGCAGATTGCAGACCTTGCAACGAGTGTGACAACGCTTACAGGTAATATTACGACCTCTACTAAACAGGCTTCTGCAAAAACTCTGTTTGATAACGCCAAATTGCCCGAAAAATGGTTTAAACGCCTTGATGTAAATTCTGAAACGTCAATTGAAGATCAGATTAAGGAACTTCAGGATGAATATGCAGAGATCAAACAGGCTTCAATTACTGAAGAGGTTGAAAGCGGTAACTATAAACCGCATATTTCTACTCCAAAAGATCGTTCAGAGAAGGAGTGGGAAACTCTTATGAATGAGGATAAAGGAGCTGGAGCAGAGAGTGGAACCGCCAGCTTAGGATTAGAATAACATCTTTAATTTTATTTCATTATGTATTTAAAAAGAGAAAAAGAATTTCAGTATCATCCCGCGATCATTAAGATGCTCGAGGATGTTGTCGGTGGCGGGACTATTGCTCGCTCCGACTTGAGAACAGCGCTATTCGACGGTCAGCCGTTGGATGAACTGCCACCTTTTTGCGTGGTTGGTAAAGACTCAAACGGTGCCTATCATGTGGTGAAAACTGCTAAAGTAACGGAAGCCGTTGAGGCTACGGGTAAAGTTATCAAAGTAGCCAAGAATCATCTTTTTGCTATTGGAGACTTTGTGACCGCAGGCGGTTCGTTTACAGGAGCATCGGATAAAATTACAGCTATTGATAAGAGTAATGTGGGCTACGACTTGCTTACTATTGAAGCTGCAATTGGGGAAATAGCCTTGCCTGCTATCCTTGTGGCTGTAAAAGCTAAAGCTGCTGCCGGCTCTGCTGTTCCGACAGTAGATACCTCTGACTTGGTTATAACAATGGCTAAAGTTGATCTTACGGTGGCAAATCAATCATGCGGATTGATGGTACGTGGAACTATTCAAGAAGATAATATGCCTTTCGTGGTAGATGCTAACTTGAAGAAGCTAATGCCTTTAATTCGTTTCGTTTAATCTCAATAATCCAAATTATATATGGAAAGATCATTAATCAAACAAGTGAACAAAAAGAACATGACGGCACGCTTAAACACTCGTCATGTTAAGCCTATGTTTTTCCCTAACTTCTACGGTGTGAAGAGGGTTAGCCGCTTGAAATGGGAAACATTGGTAGGGGAGAAGGGCGCTCCGGTAATGGCAGACGTTATCTCATTTGATGCTTCTGCACCTGAGAAAACTCGTGAGGTAATTAGCAAGATGTCAGGTGATATTCCTAAGACTGCCGTTAAGCGTTCAATGAACGAGAGCGAGTACCAGGAATACAAAGATTTATCAAACGATGCTGCCGGAGATGCAAATCAGATGGAACTTTTGAACCTTGCATTCAAGGATCAAGATTTTGTTTACAACTCTGTACGTGCACGTTTCGAATGGAAATGTATGCAACAAATGTCGCGTGGTGGGTACAACCTTTCCGCTTCTAATAACAACGGTATCGTAACAACTGAGTTTATTGGAATCGGCATGCCAAAGGCTAATAAAAAGGTGTCTGCTGTTGATTGGGCAACTACTGCCACGGCCGATGGCTTGCAAGATATTGAGGATGTTCTTACTGCTGCTGATGCTGCCGGAGTGACGATACAGTATGTTGTGATGTTGAAATCTGACTTTGCCTTATTGAAGAAGCAGAAAGCCACATTAGATAAGATCAAAGGGTGGACGAACAATACCTCTAAATTGGTTATCACCAAGAAAGTGATCAATGAGTATCTTGCAGAGCAGGAGTACCCAGTGCAGATTATTACTATCAGTCCTAAATTACGTATTGAGGACAAAAACCACACACGTAAAACGATTTGCCCATGGGAAAAACATCGTGTATGTTTCCTTGAGGATTTGAATGTTGGTGATATTCAACACGGACCTATTGCTGCTGAAGATTCTGAAAGCATTAGAAAGAAAGCGATTATGGTTAAGAAAGACTTCGTTCTGTTGACCAAATGGTCTACTGAGGAGCCATTCAAAGAATGGACCAAAGCAGAAGCTAATGCTGAACCTGTTGTGAATGATCCTGATGCAATCTTTATGTTGAAAACTGACGGTACCGCATGGCCAGCCAATGAAGATACTGAGGGAACTGATAAAGTTCCTGCTAAGTACTTAGGCCAGGAAGTATCTGACGAAGCAGACGAAAGTGAAGAATAATGGCTACTATCAGAGATACAATACTTGAATACCCTTCCGTAGAGGATATGGAAGGGTATTTAGATAAAGTTGTCAGTGTAAGACGAGGTGTTAATCTCAATGAGGAGTGCACTGTTGATAACATGAGGAAAGTAGAGTTATGTGTCGCTGATATGTATGCAATGCTTGTGAATTCACCGGATTTTACGGAAAATAAACTTTCCATTACTCATCCACGCTCATTCTATCTACAGACAGCAAAACGCTTGTATATAGAAAATGGAGAACCAGAGAAGGTGGCTAGTTTAGGTAAAAGAATTATCGTCAAAGGAAATGCTGGTAATCGATGGTAAAACGAAATGCACATACAGCAGTTGTAACCGTTCCCGGGTCAGGTGGAAAGGTTGTTAACGGTGAATGGGTAAACGGTGAGAGCTCTACTCAGTTAGAAGTGAAAGGACACTATGATCCTGTTAGTAATTCCAGGGTGGTTATCAAGGTAAACTCTCAGGGGAATGAAAAGGAGGTTCATGGCGAATTTTATACCCGTGCAAAGGCTGTAAAGGAAGCAAGTCATTTACATATTGACTCAATAGGCATTGATGTGGATATTATATCTTGGGAACAGTATCAATCACATTCAGTAATTTACGTATGAGCAAGAATGCAGGCTTTACGCCAATGTTTTCCGATGATGAAATAGATCAATGGTTCGATATCTTCAAGGAAGAGGCCGAAGATAAGATTGTTACTTTGTTGCAAGCTGCCGGAGAAATGTTTGTCAAGTATGCGCGCGAGTTGCACACGTACGAGGATCAAACCGGCAATTTGAGAAGTTCAATTGGCTACATGATTGTTCATGATGGAATTTCTGAATTCGAGAACTTCCAGCAGTCTGATAAAGGAAGCGATAAAGAACAAGGGCTAGGTAAAGGTCGCCAGCTGGCAGAGGCGATAGCATTAAGTCATTCATTGGGTTACGTTCTTATTGGGGTGGCAGGAATGCAATATGCTGCAGCCGTTGAGGCTAAAGGCTACGATGTTGTTACCGGGGCATGTATGCAAGCTGAAATCTGGCTAAAGAAATCTATTCAGAGCGTATTTAAACAGTATAACAATGGCTGACGAATTCGATATCATAGATTACGTATATGATGCAGTTGTAGCTGCTAACACAGGTCTGACGGTTTATAAAGATCGTTCTATTACCGGAGAGGCTAATAACCATATTGTTATCAATCATTTAAACCTGAATGAAAGTGATGATGAAGTTACCGATTTCGTTAGTCTGCTTCCTGTTAATGTGAACGTCTTTATTAAACTGAATCAAAATGGTATGATAGACCGTGCCGCAATGAAAGTGGCAGTACGATCTATTCGTACCTCTATTAAAAACATATCAACCATCAATGGCCAATACCGCCATGCACATATTGAATGGACTGGGAGGATTGAAAACCTTAAAGATGGATTTGATTGTATGAACATTAGAATTGTTTTTGAAACTGATAAATAATAATTAAAATTATGGCAAATTCAAGACCTATTGCAATGGGCATTGCCCGTATTGCTTACGGAACAGTTGGAGATGGAGTTCCGGCATCTGCTTTTACCGATCTCCCGTTGCCTACCAAAAGTAGTGTAGCATTTAACTTTCAAGACCCTAAGGAAG